TCTGGCAGGACGGGAAGGAGGTCGCGTATTTAAGCGACAAGAAGCTGCATTTCCCATCCGGGACGCTGGAGGCGGCGGGGGCGGTGCTGTCGGGGAAGATCACGGCAGCAGCCGACTCGACGTTCGGCCCGTGGACGATCTCGGAAAGCAGCATTTTCCGCAAGGCCAACGAATTTGGGGGCAGCGCAAGCATGTACTTCGGCACGAGCGGGCTTTCCATCAAGGACAAATTCAAGGTCGACGCGAACGGCAAGCTGACGTGCACGGGGGCTGAGATCGGCGGAACAATCAACGCGACGGATCTGAAGCTCGACGGTACGAGCATCCAGACGAAGCTCAAGCAGATCATGGATGAGATCAACATCATCAGCAACGGTCTTGAGATCGCGGGCACAAATTTCTCCAACGGCACGATCGGCGGCGCGGAGGGCAGTCTGCAGTTTACGTCCTCCAGCACGGCGGAATATGCGGTCAATCTGTCCGGCCCGGCGGTGCGCATCAAGTCGACAAAGGGCTCTGTGTATCTGCAGAACAAGGATGAAAGCGCGTGGATCCAGCTGCTCGCAAGCGGGAAGATCATTTTCCATGCAGCATCCATCGAGGGGATCAGCACCGCAACGCCGGTGTTTGGGTGAGGATATGGCGACGTATACGGAAAAATGCTATACCGACAATGGTGGAACGCTGATGGCGACGTTGACCGAAGAAATAGAGGGGACAGAAATTGCGGTCACAGATACGCTGGCCTACAAAACATATGGGAAGGCATATGTTTTTATGATATGCAGAGGCGCAGGGCAGATGGATCGCTGGATCAAGGGCGAAAGCATCAATTTAAACCGGATACAACAAGGCGGCTCCGTGATAAGATTTTACTTTGTCCGTCGCGTTCAAGTTTCAGATTTTGCGTGGACAGACAATGATGATGAAAAAATCAAGGCTGGGCAGCATGTGTCGAATCTGACCGCAGCTGCGATGAATGACTTGTATCAAAAGCTGATCGCTATGAGCGAGCTGACAGGGGTGCGGGCTGATACTGTTCCTACAATTGTGCCTGGGGATACTATAACGGCAAGCATTGTCAGCCAGGCGTTTAATGGGATAGGGGGAGGGCTGTTATATGTCGATGAAGATGCGAGGCAAGCAATGTATGATGGGGTTAAGCCTGACAGCATCAAAAAAGGAGCCCCGATTTATGCACGGATACTGCTGAACATGAAGGCCGGAGTAAACAAGCTGATTCAGGCAATGCGGCCATAGCGGCGGAAGGAGATTGAAATGAACATCACAAAGGCAATCGTGCAGCTGCGGGAGCGGCTGATCATGGACATCAACCGGGCGGGGCTGCCGCCGGTCGTGGTGGGGCTTGTGCTGGACGGAATCCGGCATGAGGTCGAACTGCTGACGGCAGCAGATATGCGGAAGGAGGACACAGAGGATGCAGGAAGAGCAGATGCAGCTGAGAATGCAGAATGAGCAGGCGAGCGGGCTGATGGCGCGAAAGGCCATCGGCGAAGAGCAGGCCAGAAAGGCCATGGACACGCTGCAGAAATACCGGCAGGGAAAGAGCGCCCTGGAGGCACGGGTCATTGCGTCGGAGGACTGGTGGCGCATGCGCAGCTGGCAGCGGATCCAGAAGGGGAACCCGGAGGACGACAAGTGGACGTCGGCGTGGCTCTTCAACGTCATCATGGGCAAGCACGCGGACGCGATCGCGGCCTATCCGGCCCCGGCCATCCGCCCGCGGGAACCGGACGACCGGGAGGAGGCAGCGAAGCTTTCCTCGGTGCTGCCGGTCATTCTGGAACAGAACGACTTCGAAGAGGTCTATTCGGACAGCCAGTGGACGAAACTCAAGCAGGGCACGCTCATCTGGCACGTGAAGTGGGATTCTTCGAAGCTGAACGGCCTCGGGGATATCTCGGTGCAGCCGGTGGATATTCTGTCTTTCTTCTGGGAGCCGGGCGTGCGGGATTTGCAGAAGTCGAAGAACATCTTCCTAACGGAGATGGTGGACAACGATCTGCTGGTCGAGAAGTACCCGGAGCTGCGGGGAAAGCTCAACTCCAATCCGCAGATCCAGCAGAAGTACAACACGGACGACGTAATCAATTTTGACAACAAGTCGATGGTGGTGGACTGGTATTACAAGAAATATCAGAACGGACGGCAGGTGCTGCACTTTGCGAAGCTGGTGGGCGACACCATCCTGCAGGCGACGGAGAACGACACAGAGCAGAGGTATGACACGATGACCATGCCGGACGGCAGCATCGTGCAGCAACCGGTCGGAAAGCCCATGGCGGAGACGGGCCTGTATGACGACGGGGAATACCCGTTCGTGGTCGACGCGCTGTTCCCGGTGGAAGGCAGCATTGCCGGGTATGGCTATATCGACATCGGCAAGTCGACGCAGGAGCAGATCGACCGGATGAACCAGGCAATCGTGAAGAACGCGATCATGACGACGACGCCTCGGTGGTTCAAGCGGTCGGACGGGTCGGTCAATGAGCAGGAATTCGCGGACTGGACGAAGCCGTTCGTGCATGTGGATGGGAATCTGGGGCAGGACAGTCTGGTTCCGATCCAGGTGAACATGCTCAACAGCAATTACATTGCGATCTTGCAGAACAAAATTGAGGAGCTCAAGTGGACGACGGGAAACACGGACGTCAACAACGGCGCGACGAGCTCCGGCGTGACGGCGGCATCGGCCATTGCAGCGCTGCAGGAGGCGTCCGGCCGGAGCAGCAAGGACTCCACAAAGTCGGCTTACCGGGCCTACGCGCGGATGATCCGGATGGTCATTGAGCGGATCCGGCAGTTCTACGATCTGCCGCGGCAGTTCCGGATCGTCGGGCAGCGCGGAGCGGAACAGTTTGTGCAGTACAGCAATCAGGGATTGCAGCCACAGACGCTCTACGGCGCGAACGGGCAGCCGGACGGGCTGCGGAAGCCGGTCTTCGACATTGAGGTCTCGGCGCAGAAGGCGAGCGAGTACACGTCCATGGCGCAGAACGAGCTGGCGCTGCAGTTCTTCCAGCTGGGGTTCTTCAACCCGCAGATGGTCGACCAGGCGCTATCTACACTGGACATGATGGACTTCGACGGGAAAGACTCGATCATCCAGAAGGTCCAGGAGAACGCGGACCTGCAGCAGCGGCTGGTCGAGTGGCAGCAGCTGGCGCTGGCGCTGGCAGACCGGTACGATCCGGTCATGGGTGAGGGGCTGGCGCAGCAGATCCTGCAGGAGGGCGGACAGGCAGTCCCGCAGGCGAGCACCGCGGCAGCAAAGAAGCCGGAGATCAACACCGGCGAGACGCAGGAGCCGAAGATCGTGGAGAATGCGCGCAAAAAGTCGGAAGAAAGCACGCAGCCGGGATAAGAACCGACGATTGCGGCGGCCCGTTCTGGCAGGATTATTTCTGCCTGGCGTGGGGTGAAGTTGGGAAAAGTTTGTGCTACGATGATTTTAGAATAAACGCCAGAAAGGAATTTACAGCATGGAAGGCGAATTCACGGGCGCAAGCGCTCAGACCATGGGCGCAGCTGACGTCGCCGGTCAGCAGAGCGGGCAGGAGGCAGCCGCACAGGCGCAGGTGCAGCAGCAGCCGGTCAACGTCCCCGACGCTCAGGGACAGGGCACACAGGAAGAAACGTTCGACAGCTTGATCCGGGGCCGGTACAAGCAGGACTTTGATTCTGCGGTGCAGAAGGTCGTAAAGCAGCGCGTGCGCGGGCTGAACCAGTACAAGGGGCAGGCCGAGGCGATGGCACCGATCATCGACCAGCTGGGCGCGCTCTATGGGATCGACACGTCGGACCCGCGGAAGACGGACTTCGCGGCACTGGCACAGCGCTTTTCCGCTGACGAGCGGCTTTATAGCGCGGAGGCCATGGAAAAGGGCATGTCGGCGGACGCGCTCAAAAAGGAGTACGCCGGCAGGGCCGAGAATACGGCCATGCGGCGGCAGCTGCAGGAGTACCAGATGCGAGAAGCCTTCGCCGGGATCCAGGCAGACTTTGCCCGGGATGTGACGGCGCGGTACGGCGCGGACTTTGAGACCGAGATGCAGAACCCGGATTTTGCGCGGCTCATGGGCGCGGGCGTGCCGCCGAAGACGGCCTATGAGGTCATCCACCAGCAGGAGATCGCACAGGCACAGGCGCAGCTGGTGGCGAACCAGGCGCGGGAGAACGTCATGCGGACCATCCAGGCGCAGGGCGCGCGGCCGCAGGAGATCGGATCCGGCGCTGCGGGCGGAGAGAACGTCCCGATGAAAACACACTGGTCACGCGCGGAGGTAGAGGACATGCGCCGCCGCGCGGCAAGAGGGGAACGAGTGATCCCCTGAGAAAGGAGATAGGAAACCATGTTACCAATTGGATTTCAGTTTTTTGCTGACGCCGGTACGCTCGTCAACGCGACCGGAAACTACGTAAACGCAGGCACCGGTCAGACGACCGCATTCAGCGGCAACGACACGCTCGCGCCGACCATGAAGACGTTCTACGACACGCAGCTGCTCGAAAACGCACGGCCGAACCTCGTGCATGCGCAGCTGGCAGGCCGTCAGGCGCTGCCGCGCAACCACGGCAAGACCGTCGAGTGGCGCAAGTGGAACACGCTGAAGGACGCGGAGGAGCTGACCGAAGGCGTCATCCCGACCGGCCAGAAGATGGGCCAGACCAGCACGACCGGCGCGATCAAGCAGATCGGCCTGTACGTGACGGTCTCGGATCAGCTGGAGCTGCATGCGCTGGACAACGTCATCCTGGGTGCGACCGAAGAACTCGGCGCTTCCGCCGGTACGTCCATCGACAAGCGCGTGCGCGACGCGGTCGTGGCAGGCTCGAACGTGCAGTACTGCGACAAGATCGGCACGGGCGGCGCGCATACGGCAGTCACCAGCCGTGCGGGCCTCGACCTGACGGCGAAGCTAACGCCGGACGAGGTCAACAAGGCCGTAACGACGCTGAAGAAAATGAAGGCTCCGAAGATCGACGGCAAGTATGTCGCGATCATCCATCCGTCGGTCGCATACGACCTGCGGTCCTCGGACGCATGGGTCGAGGCGCACAAGTATGCAGACGTCACGCCGCTGTTCTCGGGTGAGATCGGCGAGCTGCACGGCGTCCGGTTTGTCGAGACGACGGAGGCGAAGATCTTCAACAACTCGACCTGCCCGGTCAAGACTGCAGCGTCTGGCGGAGGAACGACGGTCTACTACAGCGTGTACGCGACGCTGTTCCTCGGCAAGGACGCATACAAGATGATCGACCCGGAGGGCGGCAATCTTGAGATGATCGTCAAGGGCAAGGACGAGATCGGCGGCCCGCTGAACCAGTTCTCGACCGTCGGCTACAAGGCCGAGATGGCGGCGAAGCTGCTGTACGAGGACCGCATGGTCCGCGTGGAGAGCTGCAGCGCATACTCCGGTACGGACGAAGCCAACTGAGAAAGGAGCACATACAATGGCAACTGAGAAGACCGCTGCGGCGGCTGCACAGGCAAACCCAGAAGACGTGTGGGACGTCATGAAGACGATCTATCTGCCCCGCGGGCAGGAGAACGAGGAGCAGAGCCGCTTTGTGGCGGTAAACGGACGGACGTTCATGGTGCCGAAGGGCAAGGACGTGCAGGTCCCGCTGCCGGTGTATGAGGTTCTGATGAACGCGCGGATGGCGGAGGAAGAAGCCTTCCGCCGCGCGCAGGCGGACAACTGACAAGTGAATGCCCATGACGGCATGAAGCAGAGGAAGGGGCAGAAATGCCCCTTCTTTTGGTAAGGAGGGGACTATGAAAATCAGAGAAGCAATCGAGACGGTCGACCGGTTACTGCAGAACCAGTACGAGACACCGGATAAGGTCCGGTGGCTGTCGGAGCTGGACGGGATCGTGTACCGGGATATCATCTGTACACACGAGCACGAGAAGGAACCGGAGCCGTTCACGGGCTATGGGGAGGACGTGGATCTGGAAACGGAGCTGCTGATCCCGTGGCCGTATGATGAAATTTACCGATGGTATCTGGGGATGAAGATCTGCGACGCCAACGGGGAGACGACGAAGTATGCAAACGAGGCGGCGAAATACAACAGCTACTATCAGGGGTATTTCAACGCCTACAACCAGGCGTACATGCCGAAGCAGTACGCGACACACTTCAAGCTTTAAGGCGGTGAGACTATGAGCGTATATCGAGTAGAGTCGGGCGGCAGGGCCCCGGCGGGGCTTTCAGCCGGCGACGAGGTTGTGACCGGGGGCGGCACGTACCGCATTACGGGCGTGAACGCGGACGGAAGCTATCAGTCGCAGCTGGTGAACAAGAACCAGACGACGAGGAACTACGGCGGCAACTATCAGACCAGGAACAGCCCTTACACCATGTCCGGCGTGTCGGACTACACGAGAAGCAAGCTGAACGGGCTGGAGAGCGGGTACACGCCGTCGGGCAGCGTACAGGCGGCGCAGGCGTATCTGGAGCAGGTCAAGGCCAGCAAGCCGGGCGCGTATCAATCGCGCTGGGACGATGAGCTGACAAGCCTGTATGACCAGATCCGGAACCGGAAGAAATTCAGCTATGATATGGGGACGGATCCTCTGTACCAGCAGTACCGGGAGCAGTATCAGCGTCTCGGGCGGCTTGCCATGCAGGACACGATGGGGCAGGCGGCGGTACTCACGGGCGGCTACGGATCGACCTACGGCGAGCAGGTGGGCCAGCAGGCGTACAATGCGTATCTGCAGAACCTCAACGACATCGTGCCGCAGCTGCAGCAGCAGGCATATCAGCGGTATCAGGATGAGGGGACGGACCTTTATAACCAGTACAGCCTCGTGAAGGGCCGGGACGACACGGACTATGGCCGGTACCGGGATACGGTGAGCGATTATTATTCGGATCTTTCGGATGCGCGGAGCGCGTACAACTCGGAGCGGTCGCTAGACCAGAGCCAGTGGGCGACGATGCTCGACTACTGGGCGCAGAAGGCAAACAACGAGAACGCGGCCTACCTGCAGGCGCTGGCGGCGGAGCAGGCGGCAGCGAAGAAATCCGGCGGCGGTGGCGGCGGAGGAAGCAGCTCTGCGGGGCTGAACCTCATCAACGGCTACGGGAACCGGGACGAAAATGTGTCCATGCTGGACGCAAGCTACAGGGGCGTGATGCAGACGATCTCGACGCTGCTGGCGCAGGGAAAGACGGAGCGGGCCTATGATGAAGCCGTGAACGCGCGAAGCCAGATGAGCAAGCAGCAGTGGAACAACCTCGCAAATCTGATCTGGGAGCGCACGGGGCAGAAGATCGACAGCGGCGTCAGTTATAAGCAGGCGAAGGTCTCAAAGAGCAGGAAATAAGGAGGACGGAATGAGCCTTATCTCGAAGAAAAAATTTATGAACGGCATCGAGAAGAACCAGTCGAAAGCGGCTGGTTCTTCCGGCGGGCTTATGAACCGGACGGATTTTGTAGCGGGTGTACAGAACGGGAACGAGGAAATGCGCAGACGGCAGGCGGCGTTTGAGGCGTATCGCGCCGCTGTGCAGCTTTATTCCAGAGATGGCGAGAGCGGGCAGAAAAAGGCGGAGAGTGCGGGGGCGGCAATCAGCGGAAAGGTGTCGCAGCAGGAATACAGCCGGTCTTCCGCGATGCAGACACAGTATGGCTCATACCAGAATTACCTGCGCGGCGTGGAGGCGGCGCAGGGGCGGCAGCTTGGGCTGATGGCACTGCAGCAGCAGAGCGCGGCGCTGACGTTCCGACCGTCGGTCAAAAGCCAGAAGGATGATGTAAACAAGGCAATCGCGCGGGCACGGGCGATGAAGACCGTGGAGCGGGATCAGGTGCGCGGGATGCGGCGGACGTCGAAGCTGCTGGAGGGCGAGATCTACAATCGCGAGGTCGAGCAGGCGGACACGCACTTTTCCGGGACGGGTTTGTCTGAAAACGGAAAGAGCGTGACGCAGCTGCAGAACGAGATCGACGCGCTGCAGAAGCGCAAGGCGCAGGTCGACAGTCAGAGCGTGCTGGCCCGGGCACAGGAGGCGATCGGGAACCTGAGCGAGGAAGATCAAAATTTGCTCCGGCAGTACCGCGGGAAGGAGCTGAACGGATACAGCGTGCGGGCGTTTGCAAAATACGACGCGAAGACGGCGATGAACGAGAAGGGCTATGGCGACGAGAAGCTGAAACAGCTTGCAGAATGGCAGAAGGTGCTCGACGACTATGAGAACGCGCAGAAGCTTGATGCGGCGGCGCGACAGATCGGGCAGCAGACGCCGATCATGGGAACGCTTTTCTCGGCGGTGACAGCCCCGGCGAAGGCACTGGGCAATGTGGAATCGCTGCGCGGCGTATTGCCGAAGTGGGCGGGCGGCTATCAGAACGAGGATATGCCGACGAACGTATACAGCCCCGCATACAACGCGACGCGGCTTTCCTCCGGGATCCGGGGGAGCGTGATGCAGGGGATGAACCCGACGGGGCAGTTTCTGTATCAGGCGGGCACGTCGGCACTGGACAGCGCGGTCAACATGGCGGTCTCGACGGGGCTCGTGGGAACCTTCGGCGGCGTGGCCGGCGCGGGGGCGAAGGACGCGGTCGCGGAGACCATGAACTGGGTGATGGGCTCGCAGGTCGCGGCGGACTCCGTGTATGAGGGGATCCAGAACGGGAAGTCCAATCAGGAAGCCTTGATCGACGGCATTGTCGAGGGCGCAATCGAGGGCATTACGGAAAAATACTCCGTGGGCAATATCATCGAGAACATGCTGAGCGGAAAGGCCGTGTGGAAGAAGGCGCTGCGGTCGTTTGCGTCGGAAGGCGCGGAAGAGATCGCGTCCAACTGGCTAAACCGTGCGTATGATGTGGTAGCGAAGCATGACCGGGGCGAGGTCATGTCGGCCTACGCGGCTTACATTGCGGACGGAAAGACGCCTGCGCAGGCGCTGGCGGCGATGGTCGGAGACTTCGCAAAAGAAGACAGCCTTTCGTTCCTCGCGGGCGGCCTGTCCGGCCTTGCCATGTCCGGGACGTATGCGGGCGTGAACCGCGTGATTTTGGAGGCAAACGTCACGCAGACGGCCAGAGCGGTCTTAGAAGCGGGCGAGGTTCAGGACGTGATAGACTATGGCATGGCGCAGGAGGAAGGAACACGGGCGCGCCAGCTGGCCGAGGAGCTGCAGCAGACTGTGGACGCAGGCGGCGAGGTGACGCAGAAAGCCGTGGAGGACACGCTGCGCGAGGTTGCGAAGGAGCAGCAGGCGGCCGTGGACGAAGGGCAGGAGCCGCGCGTGCCGGAGACGCTGACCCGGCTTGAGCAGCTGCAGGAACAAGCCCGGCAGGAGCAGGCGCAGGCCGAGGCGGACGAGAAGAAATTCCAGATCTACAAGAGCGCGGCAGAGACGGCGCAGGAGAACCAGAGGCTTGCGCAGCAGTACCAGCAGAAGCAGGAGCAGAATCGGGCACAGCAGAGCGTCCAGGCAGTGCAGCAGGCCCAGCAGGCGGCGCAGCAGCAGTATAACCAGGACAGCTTATTTGCGCCAATTCCGGGGACAGAGAACATAGGAGAGCTGGATCCGGTACAGTATGCCAAGCAGCAGACGGCGGGCGCGGAGCGGGAGCTGGACGAAGCAGCCGCGCAGCAGGAAGAACAGTATTTGCAGGAGCAGGCCCGGAGAGCGGGCTATGACGAGATAACAGCGGCGTATTTCCTGAACGGGAACACGACGGGAATGCCTACGGAGCAGTATGCGCAGAGCTTCGGACAGGTCTATGAGCAGGGACGGCTCGGCGCGAGTGAGCAGCGGGCGATGCGATACGCCGAAGGAATGAATCAGGACGTGGCGGCAGCCGCATATCGAGCGGGCCTTGCCGCAGGGCAGAAAGGGGTAAACAATGGAGGTATCGAGGTTACTGATGAAGGACAAATCGGGCAAGCTGGTCAGCGTGCCGAAGGACAGACTGGAGGCGTTCGCCAAGGCACAGAGCAGCGGCAAAGAGCTGACGCCGGAAGAAAGAGAGCACAGGGTGCGCGAGATCTCGCAAAAGCTTGGGATGAAGTAACGCTTTCGGATCTCGGTTTCGGAGAGAACAATGCGCAAAAAGTGCGCGTCATGCCGAAGGGACAAGAGGCCAGAAGCGAGGATATCCAGGCGGCGGCAAAGTTCTTCCGGTCGATGGGCGTACAGAATGCGCGGTTCTTCACCGGGCAGCTGGCGCAGGAGATCGACGGGGAGACGTTTTATGCGGACGCTGCCGTGACGGAGGACGGATCCGTGCTCATACGGGCGGACAGCGAGGAGTATTCTGCGTTCGAGCTGGCGAAGCACGAGGGGTATCATCTGCTTGTCAAGCGCTGGCCGGAGATGGCGGCGAAGATCCAGAAGCGGCTGCTGTCAGAAGGCAAGATCACGAAGGAGATGATCGAGAGCTATGTGGACGCATACGCCGGGATCTACGGTGACGACACGGACGCCTACGTCGAGGAGATCGTCGCGGACACCTACGCCGGCATGAACCGCACGGACTACGGCACGAACCAGCTGCGCGCGGACGTGAAGATGGAGGTCGGCCAGTGGCAGAAAAAATCCGGCAGCGCGAGAGCACCGCCGGCGAAGATGTCGATTGCACAGGATTTCAAAAGCAGAGTGGCGGCATGGTACAAGTCCGGGATGCCGGAGGGCACGTCCTTTGCGCTGGGTGAGACCGGCGCGACGCTGCAAGGGCTGGGGGCAATCGAAAGCGATATTTATATGAACGGCGAGAAGATCAGCACCATTCTGAAGGAGCATCCTGAAATGACGATCCGCGAGATCCAACGGATCCCGGAGATTCTGGACGATCCGGTTCTGATCCTAAAAAGCAGAAACAGCGCAAACGTAAGAGAGAACAGCAGACTTGTTATCTTCGGGACGGTAAAAGCCAGTGACGGAAGACCGGTCATGTGCGTGATGGACCTTCGACCGACGGAAAACGGGCTGCTGCTGGATGATATGCAGAAGGTTGCAAGCGCGTACACGAAAGACAATCATCCAGACAGATTCGTGCAGAACAGTTTTGTCCTGCACGCAGACGAAAAAAGAACCATCCCGTTACTTAGAACAATAGGCTTCCAAATGCCTATCACTCTGCAACGCTATGGTTCTATGGGTAGTATAACCTATAAGGGGCCTAAAGTCAATCTGTACGGAGAGAAATTTTCAGATGTTGTAAGTGTTGGAACTACCGCAGAGACGGCAAAGAGGAAATTCTCTGCCAGCGCAGATCAAACGGCTGCAGAGCAGAGAAAGCAGAACGACAAGACCGCGCTCGACTATTTCGGGCGGACGTACAAGTGGAGCGAGACGGGCTATGTGCTGCTGAACGGCGCAAGGCTGGATTTCTCCGGGCGGCACGAGGGCGGGCCCGGCGGATACCGGACGGTCGATCATCGGGATATCATTGACGCGCTGGGCGAGGACTACGGCGGCGGAGATTACAGCGGCGGCATGGTGCGCTTCATGCAGGAGGGAAACATCCGCATTTCACCAGAGAGCGGAGGCATCAATCTGGCCGTTATGCCGACAAAGGCACAGATGGAAGCGCTCAGCGATTTTATCAGCAAGGAACGCGGCGAGGTCATTCTGGACATTGACGATGCGCAGGGCAACACGATCTCCAGCACGGAATTTTCCAGAGGGACGCACGCCGACAAGGTGCTGCAAGCGATCCGGGATTATTTTGAGAACGGGACGCTCCCGCAGGCGGACAACACGCCGTCGGTAAGCCAGTTCCGGTATTCCGCGCAGGACGGGCGGTATCGGGATCTGATGGGGGAGAAGGCGGCGCAGTATGTGCGGCGGCTGGAAAGCCGGCTGGTGAACGAGCTGGCGGAGAATCTGAGCGTGCCGGGGCAGGCGAAGCGGGAGGTTTTGCGGCCGATGGCCGAGGAAGCACTGCGGTCGTTCTTTACGGACGGGCAGCTTGACCGGGCGAAGCTGAATGATCTCTTTGAAACGGCCTACCAGGCAGGCATCGAGGAAGATACGCAGTACATCGAGCAATACGGCGACCTCAAGAAGTTCATCCGGGATCAGAAGCTTTCCATCTCCGAGACGGACCGGCAGGACATTGCGGACTACAACCTGTTCCGGAAGGCGGCCATGGGAACGCTGACGATCAGCAAGGACGGATTGCCGGTTGACGTGGCGTATCAGCAGCTTCGGGAAATGGCGCCGGAGCTGTTTCCGGCGGACATTACCGCGCCGAGCGACCAGCTGATGCAGATCTACGATGTGGCGCGCGGGATTCAGAAGGTGCAGAAGACGCTGGATGAATACTACGGGCCGCAGGCGGCGAGCTTTAAGAAGTGGCAGCAGGCGAATTTCACGGAATCCATTGACCGGCTGACGAGCGGGCTGCGCGTGGCGCAGCGGTATCTGGACGCGCAGAACAAGGCCAAAGAAAAGCTTGCTATTCCGCAGACAGCGGAAGAAACGAAGCAGATGTGGGCGCAGCTGAAGGATGCAAGGCGAGTGGTCGAGAAAGCGCAGAGCAAGACGCTGCTGACGGAAGCCGACCAGAAGATCGTGAACCGGCTGCTGCGCGGGGAGACAAGCCCGGATTATGTGGCAGGGCTGGAAAACGGGCAGCAGATCCTGAAGGTCTACGAGGCAAAGGCTGACTATGATATGCTGGCGCTGAAGCTCAAGGCATGGAACGCGCAGCGCAAGCAGGGACTGCGGGACTTTGCCGAGCAGGCGCTGACGGAAGCCGAGGCCGTCAAGTGGGTCGACAAGACCATGGGGATCCGATATCAGCGTGAGACGATGGAGCGGAACATCCGGGATATCGCGCGGAAGGGAAAGGTCTCTGACGAAAAGGCCAATGCTTTTATCAACAAGTATTTCTGGCCCGTACACGAAAACGAAAGCAAGCGCAAGAATTATCTGGTCGAGCAGCAGGACAGGATCCGGGAGCTGAAGCTCGACCGGCAGGTACGGAAGGGAAATCTGGTCTCGGAGAGCTATGCGGTGCAGTGGCTGGGCGAGGCGGAATTCAACCGGGACTATCTCAAGCAGCATCCGCGTGTCGAAAGGCGCGGGGGGATGACGTTTGACGAGTGGAACGCGGCGATTCAGGAATTCGAGAAGCAAAACCCGAATTTGGATCTCGGAAAGGTGCGGGCAGCCGTGAAGGTTTTTCACGAGGTCTACGACAAGCTGTTCCAGGATATGAATCGGGTGCGCATTGAGAATGGATATGAGCCGGTCAATTATCTGCAGGGATATTTCCCACACTTCCAGGAGAACGAGGAAGGCGGCAGCATTCTGCAGAAGTTCGCAAGGGCGGCCGGGATCGAGGGCGATGTGTCGCCGCTGCCTGCGACGATCAACGGCCTCACGGCAAACTTCAAACCCGGCATCCGGTACATGGCGAACATCCAGAACAGACTTGGCTACGCGACAGCGTATGACGCGCTGCAGGGCTTTGACCGGTATATCGAGGTCGCGACGGACGTGATCTTCCACACGGCGGACATTCAGCGGCTGCGGGCGCTGGCGACGCAGATCCGGTATCGGGCGTCGGACGAGGGACTGAAGCAGCGGATCGATGCGATCATGATGAACCCATTCCTCAACCCGGACGAAGCCAACGAGCAGGTGACGAACCTGACGAAGGAGGGACGGTATGGGCTTTCGAACTTTGTGGATGAGCTGGACGAATACACAAACCTTCTGGCGGGAAAGAAGTCGCGGCTCGACCGGGGCATGGAGAAGACGTTTGGGAGACGATTCTACAACGTTATGAAGAAATTCGAGTCCCGCGTGGGCGCGAACATGGTCGCGGCCAACGTGGGTTCGGCGCTCACAAACTTCATTCCGATCACGCAGGCATGGAGCCAGGTGTCGACGACAGACGTGCTGCGCGGCATGTGGGATACGCTGAAAAACTACAAGACGGCGGACGGGCTGGATTCTGCGTCGACGTTCATCAACAACCGCAGCGGCTACGGGCGGCTGGCCATGAGCACGATGGATAAAGTCTCCGCCGGTGCAGGCTGGCTGATGGAATCCGTTGATACGTTTACGACGGGGAGCGTCGTCCGTGCGCGGTATTACCAGAACCTGCGGCGGGGCATGAGCGAGACGAGCGCGATGCAGGAGGCAGACCAGTTTGCGTCCGGCGTGATGGCAGACAGGAGCAAGGGGTCGACGCCGACGCTGTACTCTGCGCGGAATCCGCTGGTGAAGCTGTTCACACAGTTCCAGCTGGAGGTCAACAATGAGCTCAGCTGGATATTCAAGGACATGGCGCGGGAGGAACGGAAGAAGGGCGTGGCGGCGCTGGCGAAGGCGATGTTCAAATTCCTCATTGGCGCGTGGATCTACAATGAGTTCTACGAAAGCATTGTGGGCCGCCGCCCGGCGCTGGATCCGCTGGATATCATCAACGATACGGTCGGAGATTTCACCGGATACCATATCCCGAACATGGTTCTGGCCGGGATCGGAGCTGCGAAGGGTGAGAAAATCGATTTTACGACGGAGAAACAGACGACAGATAAAGCGATTGCGGGCGTATGGGGGCGCGTTCTGAGTGAGGCCCCGAGCACACAGGCGCTGACGATCCTCGGACTGGATGAGGCAATGGGGATTGAAATAGACAATGGCAGAATCGCAGTTGCCTCTGCGCTTCCGGACATCGGGAAACTCAGAAAAGCAATCTGGGCCAGTAATGAGGATATGGCCCCCGCAAAGAAAGCAAAGACGATCACAGATGAGCTTATCAAACCGGGCCTGTATCTGGCGACACCGTTCGGCGGCGGGCAGATCCGAAAGGCGTATCAGGGCGCGACGGCGGCAGCTCGCGGCGGCAGCTACACGGTAGACAACGAGGGGCGCGACATCTTACAGTATCCCGTGTATAACGACAATCCCGCAGACCGGGCGAAGAGCTGGGCACAGGCGCTGCTGTTCGGCAAGACGGCGACGGAAGAGGCGCAGAGCTGGGTGGAGAGCGGGTTCAAGTCGCTGTCCGCGAAGGAGACTGCCGCCTATCAGGGCATGACCGAGGGAGGAGCCGACCAGAGAGAAAGCTACGCATTCGTGACCGCCATGAAGAAGGTCGACGACAAGAATGCAAAGCTCGCCATGCTGTATGCCTACGACATCCCACAGAACGCGAAGACGGCATATTATTATTCCGTCATGGCGTCTGACGAGGAGCAGGCGAAGATGGACGCGCTGGCAGAGGACGGCGTCGGCTATGACGCCTACATGCAGTACAAGCAGACGTACTTCAAGCAGTTCGGAACGCAGACAGTTTCGCAGGAACGGATCCAGACCGTGCTGGATGGGCTGAACCTGACAAAGGCGCAGAAGGCCGCGCTCTGGGCGGCCATGGGGACGAGCTGGAAAGAAGAAAACAATCCGTACAAGTAACCGCAGGCCGGGGCAGATGCCCCGGCCTTTGCTTCGCGGCGTGGGGTGAATCCGGCGCGGGGGTCTGCTACACTGGATGAAAAGGAGGGATGCGGTATGGCGACGCCAATTCCGGGGGCTTATCCGAGCCCGAGGATCGACAAAGGGGTGCTGCGGTGGTACGAAGGGGACACGTTCTCGATCGTGCTGCGGTTCGACCTGAAGGACCAGGACGGCGAGGCCGTCACGATCGGGACGACGGACAGCATGGCGGTCGTGTTTCTGGACGATACGCGGCAGACCGTCCACACGTTCAGCTTTGCGAAGGTGGAGAATGACCAGGTCACGCTGAACTTCGACGCGACGGTCACGGCAAAATTCACGAAGGGAAAGTACACCTACGATATCCGGTACACGCACGGCGACAAGACGACGCTGGCGAGCGGGAATCGGGCATTCGTGGAGTAAGGAGCAGGTATGAGGGTAGAAATTCCGAATCAGATCACGGTGACGATCGGCGGACTGATCTCCCGCGGGGTAAAGGCCGTGGAGGTTACGGACGCAGGGAAGCTGATTTTCACGCTGACGGACGGCAGCGTGATAGACCTCGGCTCGGTCATGGGCCCGCAGGGGCCGAAGGGCGAGACGGGACCGGCGGGGCCGCAGGGGCAGACCGGACCTGCCGGCGCACAGGGCGAGACCGGCGAGGCGGGCGCGAGCATCACGTCGATCACGAAGAAATCGCAGAGCGGGACGACGGCAACGTACACGATCGCGCTTTCGGACGGGAAGACATTTGACTTCAACGTCGAGACCGTCAAGGGCGAGAAGGGAGACACCGGCGCGAAGGGTGACACCGGCGCGCAGGGTGACACCGGCGCGCAGGGCCCGAAGGGCGCGACCGGCGACACCGGCCCGAAGGGAGAGCCCGGAGAAAAGGGGGAGAAAGGCGACAAGGGCGACACGGGCGCGACTGGCCCGCAGGGCGAAACCGGCCCGCAGGGGAAGACCGGCCCGCAGGGGCCGGCAGGCCCAACCGGCCCGAAGGGCGATACGGGAACGGGCTTTACGGTCAAGGGCTATTTCGGCTCGGTCTCCGCGCTGCAGGCGTCGGTCAAGAATCCGGAGGTAGGCGACGCCTACGGCGTGGGCGCGGCTGCACCTTATGACATTTACATCTACGACGGCGTGACGAATGCGTGGGTCAACAACGGACCGCTGCAGGGCGCAAAGGGCGACAAGGGAGATCCGGGCGAACAGGGTCCGAAGGGCGAACCGGGCGACACCGGCCCGGCGGGCGCAAGCGGAACGGACGGCATAACCCCGAGCATCGGCAAGAACGGAAACTGGTATCTCGGGACGACTGACACGGGAAAGCCTTCGCGCGGCGAGAAGGGTGACAAGGGAGATCCAGGTGCGAAGGGCGATCCCGGAGCAGACGGCGCAAAGGGCGACCTCGGCGAGCGGGGGCCCAAAGGCGAGACCGGCGACACCGGACCGCAGGGGCCGAAAGGCGACACCGGACCGCAGGGGCCGAAAGGCGATACAGGGTCTCAGGGGCCGCAGGGAGAACAAGGAGAGGGCCTTGAAGTCGCAGGGGCGGCTGTCGGCGATCTTGTGCGCGTAAAGGCTGTAAACACAGATGGGAAACCGACGGAATGGGAGCCTGTAAAAACGAAGAAGGCGCAGAAGGGGGTGCTTCCAAAGGACAGAGAGCCGTTTTATGTGACCTGCACGCTGTCGGGGCAGGATGTGTACGACGAGAATGCTACACATGATAAGTCATTCGCTGAGATCCTTGCCGCCCATCAGGCAGGGCGGCCATGCCGTGCAATTTTGAAGCTGGACGGGGGCACAGGTGATGATACCGTGCTGCTTCCGCTGGCGGAGCTGAACGCGAACGCCACTGACGGGTATGTGCAATTTGCGCTGACAGAAATGACGCAGGGCGATACGTCGGAAGAGCTGAGGGTCTGCTATGTGTGGATCCATTCGACGGACGCTGCGGAGGGCTTCTGGGGAACCAGATATACGCTGTCCGGCTATGAGACTTTCCTGCCGGATGTGACGGCCTCCGACAACGGAAAGTTCCTGCGGGTGTCCAATGGCGCATGGGCGGCGGCGACGATCACGAACGCGAATGGAGGCAGCTTCTGATGGCGGAATTTTTGACATTTGACACCGACCTCACGGCGGTCGCGAACGCGATCAGAGCCAAGGGCGGCACGTCCGCGCAGCTGGTCTATCCGAACGGCTTTGTGTCGGCGATTCAGGCGATCCAGACCGGCATCACGCCGAAGCTGGTCATCACAACGGCACCAGGGGCTTCGATTACAGCGACGCCTGCAGAAGGTTTCAAGGTGGTAAAGGGAACCGCCGGTACTGACGGAATGTGTACGCTGGAGTTGCCAAAGGCGGGCACATGGAACGTGACGGCAATGGCAAACAGTGTAAGTAACAGCCAGCACATCGTAATTGGAACACAGAATATGCTTCTGCCGCTATATCACGATACCTTTGCCGACAATACATGGGAAGAGATCATCGCGGTGTGCAGGACCGGGATCGCCCCGGACAGCTGGGCCGTGGGCGACAGCAAGACCATGACCATCGGCGGGACGGCCTATCAGGTCGATATCATCGGCAAGAATCATGACGAGTATGCGGACGGCTCCGGCACGGCTCCGCTGACGTTCCAGCTGCATGATTGTTACAGCGAAGCAAAGCAGATGTACAGCACCAACCTGAGCGGTCTCGGCTGGAAGAACACCGATATGCGCCTGACCTATCTGCCTGCGATTCTGGCGCTGATGCCGGCGGAGGTGCAGAACGGCATTCGCGCGGTAAACAAGAAGACATCTGAGGGGGGCAACAGCACGACGATTGAGACAGTATCGGACACGCTGTTCCTGCTCAGCGAGGTGGAGATTTTCGGGACTGCAAGTTCTTCCGTAGCCGGGGAAGGAAGCCAGTACGACTATTACAAGGCAGGCAACCCGAAGATCAAGAAGAGAGAAGGCGTTGACGAGTTCTGGTGGGAACGGTCGTCAGCCAGCGGCGGTATGTTTTGCAGAGTCAGAGCAAACGGCCAGGCGGGCGCGTCCAATGCCTCAAACAGCCTCGGCGTAAGCTTTGCGTTCTGCTTCTGAAGGGAGGAAAAATGAAAAAAATAGTAACTGTAGACGGAGAAGCCCTGACGGTGGAAGGGGAAGCAGTAGAGACAGACGATGTGGAATCGATAGAATGGCACCAATGCCCGGAGCTTGTTCGGAGCTACCTCGCAAATGTGGTGTACGATCCTGCTGATTACAGCACATCGCAGATCGCAAATTATGCGCCAGCCGAAGCGGTGGTGAGCAACTACAAGCCCATCGGACAAGAGGCGGGTGGGGTGACGCACTATAACGAGGTGCCGAACGTCCTCACGCCATTTGCCGGAACGGACGCGGCGGGGACGCTCAAGCCGCTGGATGCGCTGCGGTGGATTCGCACGCGCAACTCCGCGGAAGCGTGGAATGTGCGCGATCTGGGAGGCTGGGCTTGCGATGGAGGCACTATAAAATACGGGCTGCTGATTCGCGGCGGGCGTATTGCCGCCGCAGATCGCGCGGTGCTAGTCGGCCAGCTCGGAGTGCAGCATGAGATCGATCTCAGAGGCAAAGAGGGACGCGATCCGTCTGACGGTGACGTTGCAACGGAATCCCCGCTTGGCAGCGATGTATGGTTTACGATTGCCGACAAGGCAGCGTCCTACGCGCTGACCCCTGTCGAGACCTGGCAGACTTACCTCCGGTGCGTGATTGATGCAGTAACGCACCGGGAGCCGGTGTATCTCCATTGCACGGCAGGCGCAGACAGAACCGGCACACTGGCTTGTGTACTTGAAGGGCTGCTCGGCATGAGCCAATCGGACATCGACAAGGACTATGAGCTTACTACATTTTATTCCGGTTCGGGGACGGACGCCCTTGCCCGACGCCGAAATGAACCAGAGTGGATGAGACTCATCAACGCCATCAACGCGGTTTCCGGTGACAGTTTTCGTGACAAATGCGTACATTTTGCCGTGGGAACGTGCGGACTGTCGATGGCCGATATCAACGCTTATCGCGCGGCTATGACCAATGGAACGCCCGAGACGCTGCACTGGTATCAGACGATCACCAAAAATCTCACAGGCTGCACGATCAGCAACGCCGCGTCTCAGGTGGATTACGGCGAGGCATACACCGCGACCATCACGCCGGAAAGCGGCAAGACGCTGACCTCCGTTGTGATAAAAATGGGTGGCGTAGACATTACATCCACGGCTTATTCGCCCGGCAGTGGTGCAATCAACATTGCCAAGGTAACAGGAGCAGTCACGATCACTGCGGCGGCATCTGCACCGTCTGTGACTTACACCATCACGCAAAATCTCACCAACTGCGCATCTTCCAACCCGGCGGACAGCATTGCCGAGGGTGCGGCCTACACTACGACGCTCTCGCCGACCGGCACGTATAAAAAGCTTGGCGCAATAACTGTCACGATGGGCGGTACGGACATTTCCGCTTCGGCGGTTTCCGGCAGCACGATAACTATTGCCAAAGTAACAGGCAACATTGTGATTACCTGCGCGGCAGAGATCACAAACATCATTGATACAGTCGGAATTTCTGCGGATACGCGCTTGAGTGCAGGGAGCGGTGCCAATAAAGCGCAGACGGGACATGCGGCTATTGGTGCGAACATGGATGCGGCAAGCCTGATTCATATGCACGCGGGTGATACGCTCCGCATCAAGGGTGTAAGCCTCCCCGCCACAAACGATGGAACAAGTGTGGCAGTGAGGTACAGTGAAACGGCAACGTTTTTATCCGCAGACTACATGTACAACGGGCGGACGTGGGGCAATCTCCATTTTGCCAGCAGCGGAGATATCGTCACGGTAACGTCGACTGCTGAAGAGTACATCCGTTTGTCGCCGATCTGCACGGATGCGCCGGCGGTAATTGCGACGATCAATGAGGAGATCAGCTGATGAATACTTGCGTATGCTGCGGGCAAACGCGGAAAGGAGAAAATCATGGACACCAAAACCATCATCGTTACGCTCGTCTGCGCCGTGCTCGGCTCGTCCGCGCTGACGGCGGTCGTCAATGCCGTCGTCGGCGCGATACAGAAAAAGCGCGGCAAGGCCACGACGCAGGAGGCGCACCTAGCCGAGATCGACAAAAAGCTCGGGAAAATGCAGGAGCATCAGGACGAGCAGTATCTGGCGATCCTCCGACTGACCATCATGTCGGAAGAAATGCCAATGGCCGAGCGCCTGATCGCCGGAGAGAAGTATAAAAAGATGGGCGGAAACGGCGACGTGAAAAAATTCCTGCACCAGCTGGAGGCGCAGTGCGGACACAGTAATGGAATTCAGTAAGAAATGGCTGATTTGCAGCGCGCTCGTCAGCATCGCGCTCATCATCGCCTGCGCAGCAGGCGCAGATCTGACGGAGATCACGCTTGCGGTGCTGGCCGAAACAACGGCCTCCAGCGGCTTCTATCTCTGGAAGGCAAAAAATGAGAACCGCGCGAAGTACGCGCAGAAGTACATGGATAAATGGGCCGAGAAATACGGCCCGGAAGCGGCAGCACGTATCGCGGAGATCGTGCTGAAAGATTGAAAGGAGTTACTTATGAAAAAACTGTTTATCTCTCAGCCTATGAAGGAAAAGACCAACGAGGAAATTCGGAAAGAACGTGAAGATGCGGTCTTCTGCGCAAAGGAGCTGATGGGCGATGAAATCGAAGTGATTGACAGCTTCTTTGAAAACGTTCCGGCGGAGGCAAGGCCACTGTGGTATCTTGGCGAATCGCTGAAACTGCTGTCTACGGCTGACGTTGCGTACTTCGCCTCCGGTTGGAAGAACGCCCGCGGCTGCAAGATCGAGCATATCTGCGCGGAACAGTACGGCATCAACATCGTGGAAGCGTGAAAGGAGTAAGCTATGGACTACACGCAAATCATCTCGGCAGTGATCGCGCTCATCAGCGCGCTCGTTTCGGCATTTTTGATCCCGTGGCTCAAAACCAAGATCGACGCGGACAAGCTGCAAACACTCCGCACTTACGTTGAGATCGGCGTAAAGGCGGCGGAACAGCTCTACGCGGCAACGGACGGCGAGGAAAAGAAAGCCTATGTGATCAATTTTCTGGCCGAACACGGAATCCGGTTCGACGTATCTACAATCGATCAGCTGATCGAGGCCGCCGTGCTGCAGCTGCACCACGAGTTATACGGGAGTGAGCGGGCATGAGCGTTATGAAAGCCTCCGAGCTCGTCAGGCGGCATATTGACGTCGCGAAGAATTACCAAACCGTGTATATGTGGGGCTGCTTCGGGATGCCGGTTACAGAAAGCATCATCCGGGAAAAAGCTGCACAGTATCCAAGCTGGTACACAGCCGCCAAGCAGTCTGAGCTGCGCAAGCAGATCGGCAAGAGCTATTTCGGCTTTGACTGCGTGAACCTCACGAAGGGCATTCTGTGGGGCTGGAACGGCAATCAGAACGCGGCATATGGCGGCGCAAAATACGCCGCGAACGGCGTCCCTGACGTCTCCGCCGACGGCATGATCGCGAAGTGCAGGGACGTATCCGCGTCCGGCTGGGACAAGCTCGTCCCAGGCGAAGGCCTGTGGATGCCCGGCCACTGGGGACTGTACATCGGAGACGGCTTGGCCGTTGAGTGTACGCCCATCTGGGATAATGGCGTGCAGATCACCGGCGTCGGCAACATCGGTGTCAAGGGCGGCTACAACAGCCGCGTATGGAAGAAGCACGGGAAGCTCCCGTGGATCGACTACGACACGGAAACCGTCGACAAGGCCGTCGAGGACGCCAAGAAGACCATCAAGGCAAAGGCCGGACTTGCGGACAGCACGATCAAGTATCTTGCCGATTACAAATACGGCGACGACCTCCTGAAAAAACTGGCTGCTGCCATGAGATAAAACCTGCCAGGACGGCGGGCCGAAGGGAGTGACAGCAAATAACTGCGCGGCTGGCTCTGCCGAAGGAGCTGGAACACCTCACGCGCAGCGACTGGGAGCGCGTCACTGACGAGGGACTTTTGGACGTGATCGATCGGCAGATCGTGAAGCTTTATATCGTGCGCAGGCTCCCGCAGATGGACGCAGCCGGTGAAATCGGTATCGACCGCAAGACCATCTCCCGCCGCCTGCCGCACATCTACAATATCGCCCGCCGTCTGGCACAAAGCAGCCCGCCCTGAGCATTACGCTCCGGGCGGGCTTATTTACATTCAAATCATATTTTTTCGGCCGAAGGTTGCTCTGCTGGCATGTTTTGCCGCATATACGCATCGATCCATTTGCGGATCAGTTCATTCGGGGTCGTGCCGTTGGCTTTCGCCGTAGCCTTAAAGGTTTCCGCGATCTCCCGTTTTAGCTTGCAGGAAATCACGGACATGTTTTCTGCATCCCACTTGTTGCGAGCGCGGCGCTGGGTGTCAGTCGGCATAGCATACCTCCCGCGCGCAGATGTTCGCCGCATTCAACGCGGCAGAAATCAGCGCTTCGGCGTCCACGCCAAGAACGCCGGAGATTGACCGCAGAACGCCCAAGACATCCTCCGGGGTGTCAATGGACGCATCGTCCATTGTGCCGTCGGAAAAGCGCCAGCAGAAGCCGTCAGCGGTCACGGAAAAATACACGCGGCTGCCAAAATCGCCGCAGGACGTGTCGTCGACATCAACGGTGACAAGCTGGCCGTTAAGGTCGACAACGATACCGCCGGAAAACTGCCAGTAACCTCCGCCATTGTTTGCAGTGTCCGGGTCATAGTGGGGATTTGTCTGCGCTCCCCACGCGGAAACGATATGAAACATGTCTGCCATCCTCCAATTTTTTGTCGTGTTTGTTTTGCTTTGTGTCTATGGTTATATTATATACTGTAATACCGTATATGTCAAGAGGCTTTCGAAATATTTTATAAAAAATAAAAACAAAAGTCCCCACAAATGGTACACAGATGTCCCGGAAATGTCCCCCATAAAAACCGGAGAAGCGGCAGAATGAGAGTAGGAGCTGGCCAGCTTACTACTTTTACCGGAGGATTTTTTATGGAATACGCAAGCAAGGGACTCGCGGGGACTGCGCTGGGCTTTGGCATCGGCGGCGCCGCGCTGGGTCTGGCAAACGGCGGGCTCGGCAATCTGCTGGGCGGCCTCAACCAGAACAAGAGATCGGAAGCCGCTGACATCGCTGCGGCAGTCACGCCTGCCATGACGGTCGCCGCCATGCTCGCCGCACGGCAGCAGGAGCCGACGTGCAGCGAGAACATGCCGGTCACGCGCTACGATCTTGACCGGGAGCAGAAGCTGGCCGCGAAGGACAGCGAGATCGCGCTGCTCAAGGCCAACACGTACAACGATCAGAAAATGCTGGAGATGTACGGTTATATCGACGGACAGCTCAAGGACGTCCGTGAGGCACTGTGCAAGCAGGCCGTACACAACCAGCGCACCGAGGATAGCTTTACGCTTGTAAAGCAGGACGTTGACTGCGTCCGCAAGGAGGCGCTGGACGCCGTGAAGATGGAGGCCGAGCGCCGCTGCTGCGGTGACAACTCCATCGTCACCTACGTAAATGCGACCTTTTATCCCAAGCAGGTCGCCGACGTCACCACGGGCACCGCGACCACGGCGCAGTCGCTCTACAACCCGATCCCGAAGTGCGGCGGGTGCTGCAACAGCTAAGCAAAAGGGGCGGCAATCGCCGCCCCGGACTTAAAACGGAGGAGAGCCTATGACAGTAACCATCGATCAGGCCATGCGCGGCGCGATGCGCTACGCAGACAATGAGGTCATCCCGCACCTGCCGGGCGGAAAGGGCATCGGGGCCGGGATCATGCTTGCACTCATCATGGAGGGCAGCCGTGAGAAGATCCTCGCGCTGCGCGAAAATCCGGCGGTAAAAATGATGCAGATCTTCGACGACGCCGGAAACATCGATCTCGATAAGCTCTATAATGCGGCCCGCCCGAGATTTGAAAACAAGCTGACCGTATCCGTCCCGCTGCTGGGCGATATGCGGTTTGATCAGAACGACGTTGACAAACTTTACCGGTACATACAGGAGGCGTGAGCATGAAAGAGTATGTGGATAAGCTTTATCACAAGCTGCACGAGGCCATGGAAAAGCCGGTGACGCTCGGCAGCGCGGAGGAAGTCGGCATGTACGCGAAGACGATCCGCAGGCTGGAAAAGCTGGACTGCCGCGAAGACGAACCGGATGCGGCAGAGTTTGATCGCGAAACGGCGATACAGTGGGCAGAGCATATGCAGAATGCAGACGGCTCGGCCGGCCCACACTGGACGATGGAACAGACGACGGCCGTTGCCGAGAGCATGGGCATTCAGGCGCCTGTGGTCCCGCACTGGGCGTGGGGCGTGACCATGAACATGATGTACTCGGATTACTACCCCGTCGCGGTAGAATTCGGCCTCAACCGCCCGGAGTTCTACGCTGCTCTGGCAAAGGCGTTTTTGATCGATAAAGACGGCCCGGGGCCGGAGCGCAAGCTGATGGAGTATTACGAGCATATTGCGAAGTGATGGGGCTCAGGGATAGGGGTTGAACACAAAATAAACACAGTTTGCAAATTTACGCTGCAAATACAGTATTTTTTTAGAGTTCGAGTCTCTTCAGGTCCACCAAAAATATAGACGTAGGAATTTGAATTCCTATGTCTATATTTTTATATTTTGCAATAGAATTTAACGGTAAAACTGAATTATTTACGAGTGGACAGAACTTTTGATGAAAAATGAAAGGTAGCAAAAAGTAGCATAGACTAGCACGAAAATACACGGGTATGAACACAGTGACCGACACAGTAAAAAGGTGCAATTAAAATGCCGCGTCCATCTGGGCGGCGACTTTATCAATGCGGGTATCGAGGATATCGGTGTAGATGTCCATGGTGGTGGAGAGCTGCGCGTGGCCGAGGAATTTTTGAGCAAGCTTGAAGTCTACGCCAGATTCATAGAGCGCGGTCGCGTAGCCGTGGCGGATCTCGTGCGGGGAGACGGTGATGCCCGTGCGCTTGCGGTAGGCTTCAAATTGATCGGTGACGTACCAGCCGGGAAGTGGGCTTTTCCCGCCATCGTTGGAAAAGATATAGCCGTGCTCTTTTTGTGGGAGTACAGCAGCCAGCGCGGGGAGTAACGGGACAGAGCGGATACCGGCAGCGGTCTTCGGCTCCTTGATCTGGGGCGTCGGACCGGTATGGTAGACGCTGCGTCGGATGTAGATCCTGCCTCTCTCCCGGTCAATGTCCTCGTAGCGCAAGCCCTCGGCCTCGCCGCGGCGGCAGCCGGTATAATAGATCAGGAAGGCAAACAGACCAAAGTCGTCAGTTACGTTGTCCTTGATCTTCTGGATCTGATCTGCGGGCGGCGCATGGCGGCGCTTCTGCGGGAGATTTTTCGGGAGAAGGACGGCTTGCGCAGCGTTAAAAGAGACGTGCCCTTCGCGCTGGGCTTTGTTCAGGATCTGCCGGATGATCTGACGCTGGGTGATAACGGTCTTCTTTGCGTGGGTCTTGGCAAACTGGTTGATGTATGTCTCCACCTCTTTGCTTGTGATCGTGGCGACATCCTCCGGGCCAAACTGCGCGACGGCGCGCTCATAGGCAGGGGAATAATTGCGCAGGGAATTCGGCGCAAGCGTTGGCTCGATCTCGTTCCACCAGGCGTGGGCGACGTCGGAGAACGGGACGGTCTTTGGCTTCTCGGCTTCAGCGCGGTAGGCCTTGATCTTATTCCAGACCTCGCGGTCTGTCTTGCCGCGAAACGCTTTGCGCTTGCCATTGACTGTGATGATGGATTCATGCAGGCCGTCCGGCCTGACGTAGTATTTGGGAATTGGCATCGTAAAACCTCCAAGAATACCGCTCCGGCGCCGGCCGGGGCGGTTTTATTCATGTGCGGATCCAGCCGATCGATGGGATGAGCGCGTCGACCACAAGCGCAAGGGCACACAGCAAAAGAATACCCAAGAGGATGAGCGTCACAAGCCGGTGCATGCGCAGGGACTTCTGCTGCTGGGCAAACTGCGCACGAAGGGACGCGTTCTCGGCGCGGAGTTTTTCAGCATCGGAAGGCTCGGAAGGCTCGGCAGGCGGGACGCCGAAATGCTCATCCAGTGATACGCCGAGGGATGCGCAAATCGGGCCGACGGTATTAATGTACGGCTTCGTAGTCTCGCCGCGCAGGAATTGGCTGACGGCATTGACGGATACGCCGGATTCGTCAGCGATATCCTGATTCGTCTTATGCGGCTGCATGGTGTCCTTTGCTTCGCGGCATGTTTCCCACAATTTTTCTGACAAAAACCATCCCTCCATATATAAAAACCACACCTGTGGCAGTAAGATTTCAGAAAAACCTACGCTGAAAACCAACCCGACAGGTTTACAAACCCAACCAGCGTATGCCATGCTTCAGATACAGACGGCTCCCGGTCGCCTGCGCAAGCAAAAGCCCGCGCCGTTGTTCGGCCAGCGGCGCGGGTGACGCCTACCTATATCTTACAACTTTCGGGAGGCGCGAGCAAGAGGCAAAGATTAACAAAAAATGAACGGGAATTTTGTGGAGAAATGGAGATGGGAATGGAAAAGACGATGGAACAGATTGAAAACATTTTAGAGAGGGCCACACTGGATCAGCTGAAAATCATCCTGCGATTCCTGCGGAACATCATAAAATAAGCGCCGGAATGGGAGACCGTTCCGGCGGGGAAGCTAGGGGTTACAATGCTCGCATGGGTCGTACCCTGCGGAGATTGCCGCGTCTCTGGACTTGAAAATTCTTTGGTTATCCTCATCTGGGAGATAGGAACATGAAGATCTGTGGAACCTGTGGCTCTTCTTGTTCCCAACGTACTCATTGGAACTGTAACCATCTGGGCGCTGCGGGCCATTGCCGCTGGAATCAGAAGAAGACTCCGAAGATTCAGAGGAGGAAGCAGAAGAGGATGAAGATACAGATGAAGAGGAATGATGAGCGGATTCATCCGACGAGGAAAAGAACGGGGAAAGGAAAACGAAGTAAGCAAGCGCGGCGCAAAGCACATAGATGACAATGCGCATAAAGCGAAAACGCTTATACGCGGCTTCATAAAATTCTGCGTTTGCTTTGCGCTCTAAAGACAGGCTGACATTGGCATTAAGGAGTTTATTGTCTGCTTCGGCCATGTCTTTCTCGTACATACGAAAGAGCGCGTAGCAGTGACAATACAAGTCGTAATCGTTTTCTGTCCAGATGATTCTTCCGTTATAAGGGCTCTTCTTGCCGATGGCTTTATGGTACGGGTATTCAGTGTGAATCTTCCTGATCTCTGTGCGGTATCTGGATTTCCGCATCTCAGACTGCAGCGCAGTCGTTGACTCTGTGTTAGGCATTGTAGGAGATGCAGCCATGTGAAATGACGGCCTGCGATTTAATCTTGGGGCGGAAGACGGAACACACGCCCGTTTTTCGCGTCGTCATAGCCGCGCATATATGCGTCTCGTTCCTTTTGCTCCCACTTGTTCATGTGGCGGGAAAACTCAGCAAAATGTACGAAGTAAGCGGCGAGACTCACGGCAGCGCCGAGAACCAAGAAGACAATCGAAATCCACATCAACACATGATCCAGAATCCACATGAACGTTGTTTCCTGCTGGCCTTCTGGGAATTTTCTTGTATGGATTTCGAGCAAGACCTTGCCGATGAACCAAGAAATGAAACCATAACCGCAGTATGTGACGATTTTGGGAATATCCATAAATACCACCCCAATCAAAATATACAGAAAATGCCGTGTGAGGTCAAGCGCTGCCGGGATTTTCTGTATATTTTGACGAATAAAAAGAACACCGGAAGCAGGTTATTTGCTTCCGGTGATTTTTTTTGCGTATTCGAGGATGTTGTCCCAGAACTCCGGGGGCATTTCGAGGGCGGCTGCAATGCCGCGTTTGCGTGTGGATTCGTCGGCTTCGGCCAGAACGTCGGTAAACATCAAGGCCATGCGCTCGTTTTCACTGCGCTGGACGTACATTTCCCCTTCGCCGTCCTCCAACCATGCGAGGGAGACGTTGAACTCCCGGCAGATATCCGAGATTGTGCGGTCACTGGGCATTTTTGAACCGGAACAAACGGCGGACACGAACGGCTGGCTCAAGTTGATGGTTTCGGCAAATTTCGTTTTTGTGATACCAAGGTCTTTGATTAAATAAGCGATTCGATCGTTGATTGTATTCAAGCTTTTCACCACCTTCTAGCCACAAGGTAACACAACGGAAATGAAATGTCAAGAAAAAATATAACCAAGGAATGAAATTATGCTTGACAACGGTTCTGAGGTATGCTAACGTATAACCAAGGAATGAACCGAGCGAGGTGAGAACAATGTCAGAGGAACAGAAGAAGCAGGTCGAGGGTGTGCTGCATGAGATGAAGCACATGAACCAGCAGCAGATCGAGGTCATGATCGCCTATATGCAGGGCGTGGCTACGGCGGCGAAGCTGATGAGCGAGAAGAAGGAGGCGTGAGGGGATGCCGAGAGAGCTGGAAGGATACCGGCCGCAGCTGGAGCTGCTGACGGATATGTTTCCGGGCCGGGCGGCGATCGGGATCACGGAATGCCAGGCGGCGCTGGGGATCGACCGGCGGACGCTGCTGGCCGACCGGCGGTTCCCGGCCCGGCACATCGGGAACAAGTATACTGTGTCGCTCACGGAGCTGGCACGGTGGATGGTACAGAGATAGGAGGCTGACCCATGGGGAAGGAAAAGACCTACACCCTCACATTGAGCGGGCAGGAGCTGCACGATCTGATCGAGGCGGCGCTGGTGTGCGAGTGCCAGGCGGCGCAGATCATTAACGGACTCAAGCGCAAGGGGCTGGACATGGACGCGCAGAAGCTCGTTACACAAAACGCTCGTCTGGCGCGGCTCGTCAGACGGATGCAGGAGACGAAGGAGGAAACCAATGGATAACGGGAAGGTACACGTCGAGATCGGCATGGACGGCAAAAAAACGGTATCTGCGCTATCCGGCAGCGCGCTGGAACTGAGCGCTGCTGCCGCGCGAATCCTGAACATATTTTATGCCGCGTTCTGCCAGCGGGGAATAGGAGAGGAATTCAAGGAAACCATGCGCTACTGCGTGAACCGGGAGGACAGCCCGGTATGGAGGAAGGAGTTAGCAGAGTGAGAACGAATCTTGCAGAACGGCTCGGGTATGAGCCGCCGGAAATTCCTGAAGGGGAAAGCCTGGAGGAGCGCCGGGAGAGAATCCGGGCGATCTACCAGTGGCGCAAGGCCATGCGGCGGCTGGCGCGGCTGGGGTGCATTTGGCTGTCGGGCGTGGGCTTCGCGCTGTGCATCATCGCAGGCTGCGCCCACGCGACGGAGATCGCCGCCGTCCTCGGCGGCGTGTCGCTGACGACGTTTTTGACGGGGATCTGGCTGTGACGGAGCAAAAGATCCCGGTCAGCTTCCGCCCTGACCAGCTGGCGGACGTGATCGAGGCGGTGAACGCCTACGCGGACGACCTCAAGAATGATCGGGCGCTCCTGTGCGAAATGCCGAAAATCGACCACGAGACAACCGACGAACTGCTCAAACAGGAGACGCGGCTGCAAAAGCTGGCGTACTGGCTGACGAAAGTGCAGGACGAAGCGCTATGACGGCGCAGATCTACGCGCCGCGTATGCGGCAGATCCCGTCGCCGTGCGGGAAGGACTGCCCCGGCCGGGAGCCGGGATGCAGCGCACGCTGCTGCAGTTGGGCGCTCTATGAGAGCATCCGGAACCACATCTACGACATCAACCACCGGGACAAGATCAGCCTGGAGCCGGACAGAGCCGCCATCCGGCAGATCGAGCGGGCGGCAAATAAGGACAGGAGGGGCAAAAGCTATGCGGCAAAATAGTATCAGCTATCCGGGCGAGCGGCCCGCGAGGCGCACGGATATCGTCGAGCAGCCGGGCTACGCCGGGAAGCATTATTTCGTGGTGAACTACGCAGGCCGACAGCTTACGGTACACGCGGCGGATGAAACGGCGGCCCTGTTCTGGGCGGCAAAACGCTGGGGCTACAGCTTCAAGCGGCCGGAATACCATCAGTCGGCCAGCGTGGCAAAGATCGGCTATCAGCCGGATAGAATGTTCGGATAAAAAATGCCCTCGTCCGGCTGGAACCGGTCGAGGGCGGAGAAGCCTGCGCTTCTCTGTGAAAATCAAGTACAAGGAGAGTATAGCATGAAAAATTCATATTTGCAAGAGGTAACGGAGATCATCCGCAAGCAGCAGGGGCCGCGCGGCCCGGTGTGGATGTGCGGCGAGCAGCTGCTGGAGATGATCGCGCCGGGGAGGGATGAGGCAAAATGAAAGAGAATGTGCTGGAGCGAAATGCAAGGCTGGATACCGAACGGAAGATTGCGGATTTTCGAGTAAAACAGCAGATGGATTATGCGTTCAAGGTGAAATACGCCAAAATCCGCGCATGGGAATTCTACGATCACCCAGACGTTGCAGGTAGCTGCTACGTAGCTGTCGGCGGGCTGGATTCCATCACGCTGCTCCTGTTCCTTCGCAGCATCGGTATTGATGTGCCTGCCATCTCGGTATCGTCGCTTGAGGATAAAAGCATTCAGCTGATTCACAAGCAACTCGGCGTGAAGCCGCTGAAACCGCTGAAAAGCAAAGTGGAAGTGCTGCGGGAGTACGGATGGCCGGTGATCTCCAAGGAAGTTGCGGGGAAAATCTCGCTTTTGCAAAATCCAAGCGAGAAAAACGCAACGGTACGCCATGCGATCATCACTGGGGAAACAGGGGCTTACGGCGGGTTCCGCACGGGGACGCGGATGAAGCTGGCGCAAAAATGGCTGGAGATCTTCGGCGGATACGAAAATGAGAATGAAGGCGTTAGCTACAAAACGCCGGATTTTCTCGTATCGGATAAGTGCTGCTATTACCTGAAAGAAAAGCCTTGCAGCGATTATGCCAAAGAAACCGGAAGCTTCCCGTATATGGGCCTGATGGCGTCCGAAGGAGGGCGCAGGCAGAAAGCGTTGATGATGAACGGGTGCAACTACATATCGCCGGGAACGAAACGCAGCTGCCCATTCGCAATTTTTTCGCGGCAGGATCTTTTGCAGCTTGCGCTGGATTTGCAGGTTCCGGTGCCGGAAATCTACGGAGAGATCGTGCGCGACGCAGACGGAACACTCAGGACGACAAAAGCACAGAGAACCGGGTGCTCCATGTGCGGGTTCGGCGTGCACATGGAAAAACGCCCACACCGGTTCGACCGGCTGTGGGAGCGGAATCCAAAGGAGTGGGAAATGTGGATGAATCACGTAATGCAGGATGATCGCGGGAACTGGTACGGCTGGGGCCGTGTGCTGGACTACATCGGCGTCGAGTGGCGGGATCCGGAAGCCGCGCTGTTAAATCCGGATGAACTGCCGGGACAAATGGTTCTTGAAGGAATGGAGGAGGACACGCTATGACAGAAAAGGAAATCGTGCAGGCGCTGCGGTACTGCAAATTTGGAGTCTCGTGCGAAAACTGCCCCGCAGTAGGGAACGAAGACTGTTTTGACGAGGTAAATACGGCCGCAGCCGACCTCATCGAGCGTCTGACCGCCGAGAACGCGGCGCTGCGGGAGAAGAAGCGGTGGATTTCCGTGACAGAAAAAACGCCAGAGTATGATATGCCGCAGCTTGCGCTAAATGCTGACGGGGATGCACTCATTGCAAATTACGCATACGGCGAATGGTTTGATACATGGGGGCAAGACGTGGAGGTCACCCACTGGATGCCGCTGCCGGAAGCGACGGAGGAAGGAGACAAGGCATGAGTAAAGCTGTTTTGATCAGCATCCGCCCGATGTGGTCCCAGAAGATCATGAGCGGGCAGAAGACCGTTGAGGTGCGCAAGACGCGCCCGAAGATGAACCCACCGTTTAAGTGCTACATCTACAAATGCGGAAACGGAAAAGTCATCGGGGAATTTCTGTGCGATGAGATCATCGAAGATCGCACGTATGGGCACAATGAAGAATTTTACAGAGCAGCCTGCATGAGCGCATACGATGCGGCGGCATATGCAATGCAGTCGCCGATGTATGGCTGGCACATCTCAGATTTGCGCGTTTACGATCACCCGCGCGATCTGTGGGAGTTTACCGGCCTGCGGCAGACGAGATTCGGCTGGGAGCCAGTGCCAATCACCCGCCCGCCGCAGAGCTGGCGGTATGTGGAGGAAGAACTATGGAAAGATTGACAAGTCCTAATATCAACGTAGACCCGGGCACCGACCGATTTCTGCACGCCGCGATCGGCGGCAAGGAAATCGACTGGAAGACAAACGCCGGTGTGGTAGAGGACACGCTGACGATCACCCTGTACGCGAAGCTGCTGCGGAAGAAAATGAACGAGGGCGGAATAACGAAGGAATCTGCATTCCATGCGGGAGAGATGAAGGCAAGTGAACTTTGGTTGAGGGAGGTAAACCATGCCTGAGGAATACATCAAGCGCACAGATGCGGTTAAAATTGCCGAAAAGTACGGGCTTGCGAACGGCTCTGTATTGGGACGGCATACCGGACTGGCGGATTGCATTGCAAGCGAGATTTCAGAGTTGCCCGCCGCCGACGTTGCGCCGGTGGTGCATGGGTGGTGGAAGAAAGTGCGGAAATCAAGGAGTACATGGGAGTGCTCAGTCTGTGGTACAAAAGTAGGCGCATTTTTTGCGGGATGCTCTCAATATTGCTATTGCTGTGGTGCGCAGATGGGCGGCATAACCGAATGAACGGACTGCGCTTTGAGAGCATGGCGGATATGCCGCCCAGAATGCGGGAGGCTTACGCGCGGCAGGTGTTTCCGAAGGCACCGGCGCAGCAGGCTGCGGCCAAGTACCACAACGCGCCCGCCGAGCGGGCCGGGGTCCGGTTTGACAGCCAGAAGGAGGCGCGGCGGTACGACGAGCTGATGGTAATGCTCCGGGCTGGCATTATCTCCGATCTGCGCCTGCAGCAGCAGTTCACGCTGCAGGAATCTTATATGACAGAGACCGGAGAGCGGATCCGAGCGGTGCGGTACACGGCGGACTTTTCGTACAAATTCGGAGGCAAGCTCGTCGTCGAGGACGTGAAGTCCAAGCCGACGCGGACGAAGGAGTACCTGCGCAATAAAAAATTCATGCGCTCGAAATTCGGAATCGATATACAGGAGATTTAAAAATGCCGGAAGAAAAAAACGAATGCCGGACGGGAATGCCGTGCGGCCTGCCGAAAAGCGGGAACGCCTGCATGAACCGCACGACGGCCTGCTGCCTGAAATGCGGCTGGAATCCGGATGAGCAGGTGCGGCGCAGGGCGCTGCCGCTCAAAAAGAGCGAGGACGGCCTGCTGCACAAGGATATCAGCACCAAGGAATAGGCAATCAGCCGGGGAACCATATTTTATCGGACTTATGCCGCAGCCGCTCCGCCATGAGACGGCTGCGGAAGGAAACCCCGGCTTTGCACCCGGCGCACGGAAAATCCCTCAAGCTCTGTGCGCCGGGAAAGCGCGTGAGACGTGCGCAAAAACGTCATCCCACACGGGGTATCGCATAGGCCCCGTGCATCGCTTGCCTCCTTTTTATAAGCCGCCTGACGGCAGTCAAGGGCGGCTCGCCCGGAAATGCGCAGCGTTTGTCAAGCGAGCGCGGCGCGCCGGTGCGCAGACGGTGAAAGCCCGTCCTGCCTACGGGGGCCGGAATACCGGCCCCCAGACGAAGGAGTGTGAAACTATGGGCAAATCCAACAAGGTCGCGTTGGTCTGCCAGGTCTGCGGGGCCACATTTTACAAAGTGCCGAGCGCGATCACGATGGAGACAAGGTGCTGCTCGAAGGAGTGCCGCGGGAAAGTGCAGGCAGAAAGACTGGAGCAGCGCCGCCGGGAGCTTGCAAAGGAGCTGGAGGACCTGCGCACCGAGAGCCCGGAAGGCGAAAAGCGCTTGCCGCACAGGCTCGTCCGAATCCGCATAACGGCCAAAGTCCCGGTATGGCCGGAATACCAGCCAAGGATCGGAGCCACATACCGGGCGGAGCGGTATCCAATGTTCAAAGCGCCGGGATATGTGATCGAGTCCGGCGGCAAAAGGATCAATATCCGCGCCAATGAGTGCGTGGAAGTGTGAAAGGAGTATCAAAAATGGGGAAAATCATGGAGCTTTTTTACGGTGAGCTCGGGACGTTTCAGGCGAAAATGGAAGACGACAAGTGGGAGGTTGAATTTCGGGATGAAAAATACCCGCCGAGGATCACGATGGATCAGCTTGCACCGCCGCTTTTTAAGATGACACCAGACGGCCAGAAGACCGAAGACCCGGCGTGCATACAGGTGATCGGCACGCCGGACATGCGGATCATCACGACCGGAAGGCTGCTGATCAGCAAAAAAGATCTGACAAAATACGTAAATACTGCACAGGGCTTGCTGCAGCTTTACCTGCACGCATTTATGCAGGAGCGCAAGGAAATGGAGGCGGCGCAGGATGACTGAAACAGCGAAAATCTATCGAGCCGCAATCGAGGTATTCGGCGGCGATATGCAGGTCGCTGTAGCCATCGAAGAGATGGCAGAGCTGACAAAGGAGCTGTGCAAGGCGCAGCGAAAGCTATTTGCGGCCGAAATGTTCATCGGCGATGGGGAAATCGACAACCATGACGAGATCGCAGAGGAGATCGCGGACGTGCAGATCGCGCTGGAAGAAATGATGCTGCTGTTCGGTGTTCCGGTGGAAGTGCAGATAGCCAGAAGGCAAAAGCTTGCTCGTCTGGAAATGCGGATCGAGAAGGCAAGAGAGGAACGCGGGGATAATCGTGAGCATACCGCAAATTGGGAAGCGCTGGGCCCGAAAGGGAATCCATGGTATGCAAAGCTGAATGGGCCGGGGCCAGACCCCAAAGGAGCGCGAGGCGCGTGGGGGCACTGCCCAAAATGCGGGGCATCAGATTGCGAATGGGACGCTGAGACAGACGTATGCACATGCAAGGCATGCGGATACACGAACTGACCGTTGAAACTGTGGCCGGAATTTCCGGCCACGCTTTGAGCGGGCAGAAGACCTGTAGGGGCGGACGGCTCTGTCCGCCCGGGAGAAAGAGGTGTGGATGATGGCAAAGAGACACAAGCGCCGGCTGTTTGCCGGGAAGGTATGTACACAGATCGTGTATACCGTGTCCGACGGTGCGGACAAAAAGACCAGCAAACCGCGCAAGCCGCGCTTCCAGACGCGGGAAGAGCAGGACGAATTCAACCGGAAGATCTCCGAGGGGAAGCTGGAAGCGCTCGTCAATGCCAACTTCGGCCCGACCAGCCTGTATTCCACGCTGACACTCGACGCCGAGAACGAGGTACATACTGCCACCGAGATGAAACTCATCCGGGACAGATTCTACCGCCGCCTACTATATAAATACCCAAACGCCAAGATCGTGATTGTCTACGGGCAGGGCAAGTCGACGAGCCGGTTCCATCTGCACATGATCTCGGACGGCATTCCGGAGGAGGAGATCGGCAGGATCTGGGGCCTCGGCAGCGTGATCGAGGTTCGGCATTTGCGGGAACACAACTATTACATGAACGAAAATGGAAACAAAGTCGACCACGGCCGGGATTATAAGGCGCTGGCTGACTACCTGCACGCGCATTGGAGAAAAGAGTTCGGCGGGCACAGGTACAAGGCAAGCAGGAACTGCGTCCGGCCGGAGCCGGAGCCCGCGACGGAGGCGGTGCGCGAGTACAGCGTGGAGCGACCGCCGGTGGCGCCGCGGGGCTATGTGCTGGTGGAGGCGAGAGGCACACAGTATGGGTATCTCTATTTTAAATATGTAATCCCGCCGGAACGCGGACGAACGTAAACGGAAAGAACAGGGCAAGAAAAAGCGGACGGGCAGCCGCTTAAATTAAACCTTGTATATGCGTAAGGTTTTAAAACGAAAGGGTGATAGGGACGAGCGACTACTGGCACAGGGAGTATATCTGCCCATTCTGGCAGGCAGCCGGGAAAAAGACGATCCGCTGCGAGGGAGAATGCGTGCTCGCATTTCCTGAGCGGCGGGAGACGTCAGACTACATCACGCGATACTGCGCCAGCTTTGACTACGTGCGGTGCAGCATCGCGGCGGCGAAGCTCCGATACTACGAAAGAACAGAATGAGAGCCGAAGCACATGCGGAACGCCGTATGCGCTCATTCTGCGTGCGTGGGGTGAAAAGATTGTCCGGATACGCTATGCTGGAAAACAGAAGGGAGGCGTGAGCCATGGCGAGGAAACCGAAGTATGAATCCGTGGAGCAGATCGAAAGGCTGATCGAGGCGTATTTTGAGAGCTGCAAGGGAGAGATCCTGCGGGATAAGGACGGGGACATCGTTTTCAACCAGAAAGACGGGACACCGGTCTGGGTGAACCGGAAGCCGCCGACGATCCCGGGGCTTGCGCTGGCGCTGGGATTTTCCAGCAGGCAAAGTCTGTACAACTACAAGGCCAGGAAAGAATTTATGGACACGATTTCGCGCGCGCAGACGCGCGTGGAACAATATACGGCCGAAAGACTGTTCGACCGGGATTCTCAGCGTGGGGCACAGTTCGCGCTGGAGTATGGGTTCCGCTACAGACGGGATGCGGAGGGCGAAAAAAAGGATGAAAGCCAGAGGATCACGATGGAGGCGGAGGCGGAGGCTTACGCGGGATGAAAAAGCGCTGCTTCGGGGAACCGAGCGAAAAGCAAAAGCTGTTTCTGCTGGATCATCACCGGCATGTGGCCTATGGCGGCGCGCGCGGCGGCGGCAAGAGCTGGGCCGTACGGACGAAGGCGAAGCTGCTGGCCCTGCATTTCATGGGAATCAAGGTCCTGATCGTAAGACGCACGATGCCTGAACTCAGGAACAACCATATCGAGCCCTTGAAAAAAGAGCTGGCGGGGATCGCGAAGTACAACACCACCGACAAGATCTTCCGATTTCCAAACGGATCGACGATCAAATTCGGCTACTGCGACAACGAGGGAGACCTGCAGCAATACCAGGGCGCGGAGTATGACGTGCTGTTTATCGATGAGGCCGGGCTGCTGCAGAAGGAGTGGATCGACAAGATCAACGCCTGCGTGCGAGGAACGAACGGATTTCCGAAGCGGACGTATTACACGCTGAATCCGGGAGGGCCAGCACATGCGTATTTCAAGCGTCTGTTTGTCGATCGCCGCTTTGAGGGCAAAGAGAAACCGGAAAACTACAATTTCATTCAGGCGCTCTTGCAGGACAACAAAATCCTGATGCAGACCCAACCGGAGTATATCGACCAGCTCGAGACGCTGCCGCCGAAGATCCGGGAGGCGTGGCTGTATGGCAGATGGGACGTCTATGAAGGACAGTTCTTCGAGGACTTCCGGGACGACCCGGAGCATTACAAGGACCGGCGCTGGACGCATGTCATTGAGCCGTTTGAGATCCCGGACGGGTGGACGATCTGCAGGAGCTATGACTTTGGCTACGGCAAGCCGTTTTCCTGTGCGTGGTGGGCGGTCGACTATGACGGCGTGATCTATCGCATTCTGGAGCTTTACGGATGCACGAAGACACCGAACGAGGGCGTCAAGTGGAACCCGGACAAGCAGTTTGCGGAGATCAGCAGGATCGAGCGGACGCATGCGTGGCTCAAAGGGAAGAACATCATCGGCGTCGCCGACCCGGCGTGCTGGGCGGCGGATCGCGGAGAGAGTATCATGCAGACCGCAGCGAAATACGGTGTATATTTTTCACCGGGAGACAACGAGCGCATTGCGGGGTGGATGCAGTGCCACTACCGGCTACAGTTTGACCCGGATGGATACCCGAGAATGTATGTATTTGCAGGGTGCAAAGCGTTTATCCGGACGATCCCGATGCTCATGTATGACGAGCACAAGGTGGAGGATCTGGATACGAAAATGGAGGATCACTGCGCGGACGAATGGCGGTATATGTGCATGTCGCGGCCAATCAAGCCGACGGTACCGGCAGAAGCACCGCCGGTTCTGTTTGATCCGCTGGACATGATGAAACGGAGGTAAGGCCATGCTGGCACCACAACTGACGGAGACTGAGAAGCAGACCATGATGACGGAGGTCTTTCTCGGATACAACCACAACCTCGAGCTGGCGGACGGGGAGTTTTACGACATGGAGAATCTGTCGGCGGATGATTATCCGCTGCTCGCGCCGCGGCCAAGGAGAGGGACGGCGCAGGCGATCGAGGGCGTGCAGGGGATCCTGGCGAAGGATGCGCTGTGCTGGGTGCAGAATAATACGCTTTACATCAACGGCGCTTCGATGGAGGCGTATATGCCGTCCGTGTCGATCTCGGCGGGGGAAAAGCAGCTCATTTCCATGGGCGCGTATCTGTGCATTTTCCCGGACGGGATCTACTTCAACACCGAGAAGTATTCCGACAACGGGTACATGGGGCAGGAGAACACCGTCAACGCGGCAAGCACGAACATTGACATTTCCCTATGCCTCGTCGACGGGACGGCGCTGACGGTCAGCTACACGCAGGCCAGCCAGCCGGAAAGCCCATCGAACGGGCAGTACTGGCTGGATACGTCCGGCAAGCTCCACACGCTCAAGCAGTGGGCGGAGGCAACGAGCCAGTGGGTATCCGTGCCGACGGTGTATCTGAAGCTTTCTGCCAATGGCATCGGTCGAGGTTTCAAGCAGTATGACGGCATTCAGCTTTCGGGCCTCAGCGGAAACGAGCAGGTCGAGAAGCTCAACGGCAGCCAGATCCTGTACGACGTGGGAGAGAGCTACCTCGTGATCGTCGGCCTCGTCGATGAGACGACGAAGGTGACGAGCGGGACCGTGAAGACGGCCCGGAAGGTCCCAAGCATGGACTTCATCACCGAGAGCGGGAACCGGCTGTGGGGCTGCAAGTACGGTGTGGCGGACGGCGAGACCGTCAATGAGATCTACTGCTGCAAGCTGGGCGATTTTAAGAACTGGGAGTGCTACCAGGGTGTGTCGACGGATTCATGGCGCGCGAGCTGCGGCACGGACGGGAAGTGGACCGGCGCGGCGACGCTGGCCGACAGTCCGATTTTCTTCAAGGAAGACTGCTTCCATCGGGTGTATCCGTCGGCGGCGGGGGCACATCAGGTGGTCGTGCAGAAGTGCGCGGGCGTGCAGAATGGGTCTGCCAAGAGCCTCGTCGTGGTGGATGACCGGCTGTATTACAAATCGCGGATGGGCGTTTGCGTGTACGACGGGAGTCTGCCGCAGGAGATCGGCAGCTGCTTCGGGACGAAGCTGTATTACAACGCCGTGGCGGGCGGCGCCAGAGGAAAGTACTTCATCAGCATGGAGGATGAAGGTCATAACTGGTCGCTGTTCGTCTACGACACGCGAAAAGGCCTGTGGCACCGGGAGGACGCGACGCACGCGGAAGCTTTTGCCCGGGTGGACGATGAGCTGTATTTCCTTGAGGACGGGACGCTCAAAACCGTGTACGGGAGTGTCGGGACGCTGGAAGACAGTGTGCAGTGGATGGCGGAGACGGGGATCATGACGTATGGACTCGTCGGGAAGAAGTATGTGTCCCGGATCAACCTGCGGATGCAGCTGCCGAAGGGGTCGAGCGTCGACTTCTGGGTGCAGTACGATTCCGATGGAGTTTGGCGGCACTGCGGGCATATCGAGGGACGGGGGCTGCGGACCTTCCTGCTGCCCATCCGCCCGGCTCGGTGCGACCACCTGAAGTTCCGGCTGACGGGGAAGGGCGAGATGAAGCTGTTCAGTCTGGCACGGGTGCTGGAAGCGGGGAGTGATGCGTAATGGGATCTTTGACACTGGCATACCCGTCGATCGCGGGGAAGACGACGCAGGAGCAGCTGGAGAGCATGCGCAGGTATCTGTGCAGCGTGACGGAGCAACTGAATCTGGCGGACTGGTCGGCGAAGGCGACGCTGACGGAGATCGCGCAGGCAATCGACGCGGACAGCCTGCCGGAGGCGGAGAAGAAGACAACGCTTTCGGGATACGCGGCTTTGAAGTCGCTCATCATCAAGACAGCGGACTTCGCGGCGGCGAATTCGGAGACGTGGTCGACGAAGCTGTCGGGCAGCTATGTGGCGATCTCGGACTTCGGAAAGTATCTCGAAAAGACGCAGCTGACGATCGAGGGCAATTCCGTCGGCATCAAACAGCTGTATGACTACACGGCGGGCGTCAACAATCAGTTCTCGGTGAATTCGCAGCAGTATATCAAGACGGGGCTGCTGTATTACAACGACGTGACGCCGGTGTACGGCGTGGGCGTGGGGAACATCGAGACGAAGGTGACGGACGGCGGCGAACGGGTCATCGACCAGACGAAGAACGAGCTGGTGACGGTGACGCCGGACCGGGTGAGCTTCTGGCAGGACGGGAAGGAGGTCGCGTATTTAAGCGACAAGAAGCTGCATTTCCC